TGGAGAGTGTATTGATTGCGGGATGTTTATCGCGACCCGATGAAGCACGATTTTAAACCAACCGATCATCACGAACAGGGGCATTATAGGAACCCGCCCAGCTGCGGGCTCCCGGTGGACGACGGCGGACCGAAGCATACCCTCAGTGCGGATAAAGCCCGAGAGATCCTACACGATGGCACGGCGCATGGTAAGCCGATAACCGGAAAGCAGCGGAGGTATATGGGAGCGGTGGCGAGCGGGAAGGCGAAGAGGAAGGGGTAGAGTCGAACAAACAGTCAAATAACAGGAGGACAAAAACATGAAGGGGTTTATAAGAATAACAAGCGCCATCGTTATGCTGGTTTTCATGCTGGCAATGGCGTCGCCTTTGCAGGCACAGGCATTGCGGGGCGATTTTGTTCAGGTGCAACTCAAAAGCAAGGCGGCGTCCACAGCCGGAAGTGGGACCGGTTCCACAATCAGCAGGATGCACAATTTCAAGGATGCTATTATCCTGTTGAACTTTGGAACCATTACCGCCCAGAACAGCGCGACGCTGGATATTTTAATTCAGACCTCACCTGACAGTGGGACGACCTGGGTAGATTTAGGGGCGTTTGCTCAACAGGTGGGAAGTGCTACAACGGGCAAAAGTCAGTTGATGCAGTGGACTTCCCTTTCTGTAACAACCGCGCAAAGACATGACTTGGCAATCATTAACAGGAATCTCGCTGCCGGCACTGTTCAACATGGTCCGGCTGGTCCGTTATGGCGAGCAGTATGGGTAGCAGCAGATGCGGCAACCGGGTCGTGGGTCTTCGGTATTACGGGGTTCTTCAGGCGGTAATGTTTTTAGCGGTCGCCATACTGTATATCCCGATTTTTTTCTTTCCGATCCACGATGCGTTCGGGATAGCGAAGTTAGGATATCTATCTCTATGCGCTACACTGGCTGCTTACCAGTTGGCGAGAATGGAAGTGGTGAAAATCCCGTATGCCCTGCCGCTGCTGGCTTATCTAGTAGCGGTGGGGCTATCGGTAAAGAACGTGGTAAACTGGTATCAGTATTTTCTCGAAGTAGGAACCGACTTAGCCGGGATCACGGTAATGGTTTACATGGCAAACTTGAAGATGAATCCGATGAGGTTGTTGAAAGTCATTACGGTGATTGCCTTTTTTCTGTCCTTGTTTCCGTTGCTTCTGATATTGTCCCCGTCTGTTTTCTATCAAGGTCGGCCAGATTGGGCGTGGGAATCCACGATGGGGAATACTGGGTTTGCCGCCGGCATGGTTGCCGCGCTGTTTCCGATAGTCGCATGGATGGCCTGGAAGAAAAGAAAGGTCTGGATGTGGGCGACGGTCGGCTTGATGATGGTTCACTTAAATTTCGCGCTTTCCCGTACTCCGATTATGAGCCTCCTAGTGGTCGGCCTTGTTGCTTTGGGCGTTACGGTTATCCGGGGAACGGCAAGACGCATGAGGATGATTCTAGCCGGGGTGCTTCTTGTCACCGTCATGGTGGCCGTGTCTGTTTGGCTAATGGAGGTTCAGGAGACCCGGAAAGCCTCGATTGACGTAAGGGTGATGTATCTGAAGGGGACGTGGAACATTATCAAAGATCATCCTGTTTTCGGGGCGGGAAGGGGTCAGCTGCAGGTTGTTGCCCTTCCTTACATGGCAAAAGTAGGGGATTCAGGGCTGTTCTTTGTCGATCATGCTCATAACGATTATGCCGAAATCTTAGCCGAGCTTGGCCCCTTGGGGCTGGCCGGACTGCTTGGAATCGTTCTCATGGCTCTCTTTAGGTCTATCCTAGAACCCAGATGGCAATGGGCTGTAGGATTGGCCTTTCTGACCTTGGCCCTTAACGCGCTTACGTTCTTTCCGCTTCATACCGTGGCGCAGGCGGTTTACTTTTGGGCCTATGCGGGGCTGCTGGCGAGGGAAGCATAAAATGGACGAATCTTTTCAGTTCTTAAAAATCCACCTTCGAGGTTTAAAACTTCGTCCCGGCTCCGCTCCTTATGAACGGGAAAAAATGTTGGGTGAATGGATAAGGCGATATAAAGTCAGGAGCAAGGTGAGCAGGTGGTGGTTATTTATTCTACTCGCTTTGAACATCGCCTTTGCAGTGGTCATGGTAAACCGAGTTCATGCCAACTACTACGTCCGCTGGCAGGACTACAAGACGGCCTCCGAGATAGACCCCTGGGAATGGAGTTATTGGTTCAAGCGAGGGGCCTACGATCTGGCAGCAGGCAAGACGGATGAAGCGATTATTTATTTCCGTCAGGCAATCGAAATCATGCCTTACGTCTGGGGGCCGATAAACAACTTGGCTATCGCCTATGGAATAAAGGGGGACTTGAAGAGGGCGGATAGGATGATCGAGGAATTGTTGACAATCTGGCCGACAAATCCGGTAATCTTGAAAAACAGGGATACGGTAAAGGGGTTGATGGGATGAACCAGACCCCTATCGAAGTCATCCTGGATAAGACCGAATGGCCGGGGAGATTATCGGAGGAAGGAATCTTACAGCATGAGAATGTCCCTACTTGTTGGTGTGATCCGATAGCAAGACCGACTAGAACACCAGGGGCTTTTATATTGATTCATCAGGACCCGACGACACATTGAAAGTCTGGAAGCTAATTTGGAAATTGGCGCAGCAGGATTGGAGCGGGGAAGTATGGATGAAGGTTGGCAAGGGCGATTGGAAACAAGTTCTCGATGTTGAGGAACTGGACGACGGCAACACGCTTTTAAAATGAAGAACTCTCTCGAAAACCCAATTCCAAAACTCCATACGGTAGAAATGGCAATAACGTTCATAGGAACCGAGGATAATACAGTTAGACGCAAAAGTGGGATTGGAATTACTATGCTCAATGCAGCTATCCAACGTGGCGAGGATGGCGTAGCAGAAGAGATCAAATATCAGGCGGGAAAAATGATTGGCGAGTTAATCCGGGATTGGAAATTCAAGTATGGAGAATTGACCGTTTTACCGGAAACGAAACTTTAGGAGGATCACATGAACTACGAACCGAAAAGCCCGATTAAGAATACCAGCGATAAGTCTCCCGACGCGGCCTATGTTCCAAAGGAGAAGATTCCTAACGAGGGCAAGACGGAATACACCGGGGACACGAATTGGAACGCGGTGAATAGGGGGTTTCCGCCGCATAAGGGGAAAGAAGAAAAGTGACAAGACTTGAATCCAGGTCTGCTATCTCTGGCTTGGAAACAGATTTTGCGGGAGGAACTCACGATATTGTTCGGGAGACCTGCATGTTATGTGGAACAATAATACAGAAGTGCATATCGGCTGTTGTGGTGGCGGACGCCTTATTGGTTTTGGTAAATGTGGAAATCATGTCTGCTCGGTAAAAGCTAATGCCCTACGAGATTGAAGATATACGCGGGGATTTGCCGGATGCCGAGTTGCTTGCTAATGTAGATCGGGACAAGCAGGCCGTCGATACCTACCGCGCAGAAAAGAAGATCGACTCTAAATGGGAAGAAGCGGTTAAGCTCCTGCATGGAGAGCATCTTGCTACTCCTATTGACGGACGTTCTAAGCTCTTTCTTCGTAAGCCAAAGGCGATCATTGACCGGGTACGGGCCGGCTTATTGGATGCCTTCTTTTCCAGCCCAGACGTGGCCGCCGTGGAGCCTGGACGGGAAGGAATGCTGGAGGACGTGATTTCTGCCAAGATCCGCCAGATTTGGCTTAATTACCGTCTTACAAAAACAATCCCATGGTTCAACCTATTCTATGCCTCTGTTGACGACTTAGGGACGCAGAATAAGGCAATCTTGATGGTGGATTGGGACAAGGCGGAAGAGGTAATACGCTACGAGGAACAAGTCCCGGTAATGAATCCGATGATGCCCGGAATGCCGATGATGGACCCAGAGACCGGGCAACCTGTAATGCAACCCCAACAGCAAGAAATCCGAAACGTCCTCCGTGATGAGCCGCTTATGAGGCTAATCCCCCCGGAGTATATGTTCTGCGATACCCGCGTTGATTGGACGAACATCTACGCCGGGCAGTTCATTATCCATGAGGATTATGTGACTTTGCAGGATTTGTTGATGCTGGCAGAGTCAGACCCGCTTATCAATAAGGAGGCCTTGCCGGATATAGAGGCCGCGAATCGGACGAACAGCGGGGGAACGAGTACGATCCAGTTCACCAGGGGGACCGAGACAAACGATCAATATACCGACCCAGACCGGCAGGAAGTGAAGTTGTGGCGGTATTTTTATAAGGTATCCGGCAAGTGGTGGGAAGCTTGGACGCATGAGAATCGGACAGTAATTCGACACCCAGAGTTAAACCATAGGCAACATGGTCTTCCCCCCTATGTATTCGGGTATCTTACCCCAGAAAGCCACTTGGCCGATAGCGACTCTATGTTGAACATTGCGCGTGACTACTTTGTTGCCCGAAACGGTATCCGAAATCAGCGATTTGATAACGTGGCAAGGGTGCTGAATAAGCACATGATTTATCGCCGGGACGCGAATGTTGATCTTGCGTCACTAACAAACCGACGTCCTGGCGCGGCTACAGGCGTGGATGGCGATCCCCGACTGGCCGTTCATTGGGACGATCCGGGGGATATTACTGCCTCGGCTTATAATGAGGAGGAGTTAATCAACCGGGATACCGAGGAAGCCCTGGGAGTCACCGATCAGGCGCAGGGTATGCAGGCGGAAGGGAAGGAGCTCGCTACTCAGTCGGTCATCCGCCAGCAGAACGTAAATAAAAAAGAAGCCGTCAATATCCGCATTGTGGCCGAAACCCTGGTAATCCCGGCGATGGAGATGCTTCTTGCCTTGGCCGATCAATATGAATCGAGTCAAACGGTAATGCAGATCATCGGGGCCGGAATGGGAATCACTCCTGAAGTGATGATGCAGATGTACGGGAACGCAAACGACGATATCCCGAACCTGTTTCAGATCAAGGGGCAGTATAACGTCCGGGTCTATGCCGGGCTTGGTATGGTGACAAAAGACGCTAAAACGCAGAACTCCGTTGTTGTTATGGACCGGCTTGCTTCTACCTTTGGGCCACTGGCTACGCTTCCCTTATGGAGAGACTTCCTGACTTTAATGGGGGTCAAGAACGTGCAGGAGGTATTAAGCACGATTCAAGCGATCTTGGGCCAGCAGGCGGATACGCAGGATCAGCAAGGACAGAACGCAGAGAGAGAGATAGCGGCTAAGGAAACGGCGGCACAGGGAAAGGCGAACGGTAAGGCGGAAAGACCGGCGACCGATGGAAATGTCGCACGCCGGATGGTTCAGAGGCCGGATATAGCGGCAGGGGGGATGATGTGAAGATTTCTTCAGAATCACCTATTACAATCAGTCTGAGCGGGGAAGAGGCAAGGAAACTCCTTTCCTGTTTAATTGTCGGATTGAATCAATATTCCCGAAGCCAGAGAGAACGCGAAACGGCCCTGTCTCCTCTTGAAATTGCATTTAGCTGTAAAATTCATACATTTGGGGAAGACTTGATACGAGAGTTACGTAATATGGCTGTGCAGGAACTTTGATGAAGCTCTCCGATCACTTACATCGCACGATGCAAAAGAATTTAGCCGTGGTAGATATGTTCCATTCGCCCGGCTGGAACATCTTGTTAGAGGAGAAAATAGAACCGCTCGAATTTGCTTCTTGGCAAACCTGGAAAGGAATCCCGCCGGACGATGTTGTGCAAATGACAGAGATGCAGATTGCGGGAAAGATCGGGGATCGTGTACGCTCTTGGCAAAATGAGTACGAGTCGATAGTCGAAAGGGATAGAAACATTTTGCGCGAGATCGAACTGAAGCAGGAAGAGGACGTGGAGATGGATTTGCCGGTGGAAGAGGAAGTAGGATTTGTCCGGCGATGGCTGAATAAGTACGATGCCTGGGCGAGAAGGATGCAGAATGCCTCCTAATGCGGGTGTGAGGATACGCCAGCCGTGGGATATAGATGTCCTCCAGTTCATCTTTTACGAACAAAGAGGCAATCGAATGTTCGCGGCCAAACCTGTTGAATTGGAGTTTGTTGAGATTCCTGAAGGTACGGAAATGTTGCCGACGCTTTGGCTACCGCGTCATATAGCCGAAGATTTTATTGAAGAACTTTACAAAGCCTTGACAACCTTCGGAAAGAAGTCGGATGGCGAACACAAACTCGCAGGAAAGTTAGAAGCGACACAGTATCACTTGCAAGATTTGCGTCAACTATTGAAATTAAAAACATGACCACCTTCAAACCGGAAATCGTTGCTATCCGTAAAAAGGTAGAGGAGCTGAACAAACTCTTTGGCGGTAAGACCCAGATTGAAGAATGGGCGCATCATAATCAGGGGGGACTGAGAATCCTGATTACATGGAGATACGAGACGGCACCGGATGACACGATAGTCAGAAGTCAGGTTGGATAATGGAAGAAGCGCCTAAATACATTACTGTCCCGGTCGTTGACGAACGATTGAAGATGAGTAAGATCGACGTCGTTCGGAATCAAAGATATTGTATTATTAACTTTTCTAAAGACGGGTTCGATGATGTTGTCAAACAATGTGATTTTGATGATGAGGGGGAGCGTTGGATAGGTCGCCCCTTTATAAAAGCTTATCGTGAGGCCGTGCGGGATTTTTGGTTTACTGAATTGGGGCCAAATTATCGGCGGCTACGATCTCAGGTATATGGTTTCTGGGACGCCGAGTTAAGCCCGGCGGAACAAGAGGCGCTTGCCGAGTTTAAGAAGCAAGTATCTAAGTGAGTAAATAGCCCGCTTGAAGCGGGTCTAGGGCATCTGAAAAAGAGCCTGATGAGGGGTTTCTGGACGAAAAGTCCGAGACTCTTTATCAGGCTTTTTTATTTTAACCGGCCTACCCGGATAGGGCGGCCAAAAGGAGAAAATCATGGCAGGAGAAGAAAAAAGACAAGATCAAGTAGATATCCAAGAAGCGCCCTTCCCGCTCCCTATTCAGGGAACTGAAGGACTCGATTTCTCGGATGCAGGGGAAGAAGGGCAGGAGCCAAAGTCTGAGCCCGGCAAAGAAGCCGTAGGCGAGAAGGCGGCGGAAGAAGTTATGAGCCTTGAGCAGTTGGCGGAGAAATTCCCAAATCTCAAGGTGAAACTCAACGTGAGTGGCGTGGAAACAGTGGAGAATGTAGCGGATGCCGTCCGCAACCGGCAGAAGTATGCCGGGCTTGAGAAGAACATCGACCGGGAAAAACAGGAAATGCGGCGTCTGGTTGGCGAGTTGGAAAGAAAAATAGCCGGTATTGAGGAACGCGAGACCCGGCCAGAACCAGCCAAGGAGCCGAACCTGGACGACCCGACAGAGTTTGTCAAGTATAACGCCTTAGAAGCCCTCAAGCCGGAACTCGATCAGATCAAGCAGGCCCTTCAATCGGTCATTCAGACCGTAGAGCCGAATATCGGTGAGGCCAATGTCAAACGGGCCAGAGCCATTATTAAGGCTAATGGGGGGAATCCGGCAGAGTTTGATGCCTTTAAGGATTCGATGATGCAACGCGTCGGCGAGGAAGCAGGTCATCCTGTCACTGAAGCCGATTTTAAAGGCGTTACCCCGCAAATCTGGGCGTGGCGATTTGCCGCGCATAAAATGAGCGAAGCGGCCAAGCCGGCCAGTGAGTCACCCAACTCGGGCAAAGTGGTGACACCGGAAGGCGAGCCGAAAAAGATCGTGCTCATGCGGCCAGGACAAGGTGGGGGAAATAGCGGTGGCGGCGGATACGGCAATCGACAAGAATCCACAAGAAACGCCCTCCTAAAGAAAGCGCAAGAGACCGGGGATTTCGCTTCGGCCTTGGCGCATTTCATCAAACCAGGAGGATAAAACGATGGCAGTTTATGCAACAGATACCGCGGTAGGCCAGCGGGAGGATTTGGCGGATTTTATCGTCAATATTACTCCTACTGAAACGCCTATTTTCAGCGCGGCAAGAAAAGTGAAAGCGTCAGGTATTTATCACGAATGGCAGACCGACTCTCTATCGGCGGCGGCTGCTAACGCGCAGACAGAAGGTTCGGATGCGAGCTTTGGAACCTTGGGCGTTACGACTAGGGTGGGCGCTTACACTCAGATTATGGCTAAGACGTTCTGGGTGTCTCATACCCTGGAAGCGGTCAGTAAGGCGGGCCGGGATTCGGAATATGCGCTTCAGTCCGAGAAAGCGATTAAGATGTTAGCTCGGGATACCGAGTATAACGTCATCACGCAGACTTCTCTTTCCGGCACAGCGCGGCAGTTGACCGGGGTGGATTCGGCTATCAGCACAAACACCTCAACGGCTGCGAGCGCACGGGATCTGATTCAGGATATTTTCGAGTCGCTCCTGCTTACGATCTACAACAGCGGCGGTGCCCCGAATGTCGGTTTTTGCGCCGGTTTTCAAAAGCGGCAGATTTCGGAAGGGTTTACCGGGCCGAATAACACGCAGCGGGTGATCGCTCTGGCGGACAAGACCCTCATCAATGCCGTGGACTATTATAAGTCCAGCTTTGGAACCTTGTCGATCATCTTGAACCGGCACGTTCCAACCGATGAGGTCTATATGTTGGAAATGGCAATGTGGAGAATCGCCTTTCTGCGTCCGACGAAGCACTATCCGCTCCCGGATGACGGCGGCGGACCGAGAGGAAAGATCGAGCATGAGTTGACCTTGGAGTACGGAAACGAGGCCAGTTCGGGCAAGATTGAGAATCTAACCACTTCGTAAGAAGTGAGGCCGTAAGGAGGGGGACTAAAAATCCCCCTCCTTGTGGCGGGAGTGAAAAGATGTTCATGGACGACTACATCAACCGGACGGAGTTTGAGGCTGATATTAAAATCCCTACGGATTCGCCTTGGACGCGGGTAAGAGGAAATCGGCGCAACATTGAGATTCGTAAGGTGTACGACGTGGAACCCGTCCTCAAGCAAGCGGAGCTTTTTCGCAAAATTGGAGAGGACACAGGGGGATACATTACACCGGATAGGTCGGTTCAGATGATCGGTGTTGTGCCGACTCATGTGGAGATAAAGATATTGCGGGACTCTCAAGGGGATACAAAGGAGAGCGAGAAGTTAAGGAAACGGTTTTTAAAGGCGCATGGGGAGTTTGCAACCATCAACAAGAACAAAATCTAAGGAGGAGAATCATGCCGAAAGGAAATCCACAATCGTATAGGACGGGCCGGGATTACCCGGAAAAACAGCCATCAGCGACGGGTGGAACCGCCGCACGTTCCAATTTTGGCCGTAAGGTGCAGCCGGGAATAACGGTAGTTCCGCAGGGAGAAGCACAGCGGGGAGTAGGACGGGATCATCCGGCAAATCGTAGCGTGGATGAGCAGATGCCGAACAGCGACCCGTTTCCGGGCAGGAAATAGTAAATGGATCGACCCTTACGAGTCCTCTTCTACGTCGGGGACAATACAGGCTCGGCGTGGTATAGGCAGGTTCAGCCGGCGTTAAAGTTGGAACAGCACAAGCTTGCCGAGGTGGGTATTTTCCAGGTGGGAATAGACTCGCCTGACCAACTGCCAAAGGCTATTGATGCCTCAGATGTGTTGGTGTTTTCCCGTTCTATCTCGCCCCGGCTGGCAGACCAACTCCACGATATCAAGAAAGTGGGGATCAAAGTCGTCATTGATATTAACGACGACTGGTTTCATGTGGACCCTTTTTCGCCTCATTACCAGCACTTGGGGCTTGAGGAGTACGCATCGCACACGCCGGAAGGGGTAATTTTCAAGATATGGGAGGATGGGCGAATCTGCCCGAACGGGGAGAAGTTCGACATAAAGAAAAACCGAGAGCAAATTGAGTTTTATAAGGCGCTCTGGAAAGAGGCCGATTTAATCACCTGCACGACTCCCTATCTGGCCGAAATATACGGCCAGTTTGCCCCGACCGTTGTCCTCCCCAACATGGTGGATCTGCAAATCTGGAAGAACGTGCATACTCATTATTTGCAGGAGAACTACCGAAGACTCGGCTGGCGGGGTGGCCCAAGCCATTTTCAAGACATTATGACGCTCCGGCATGTTGCCTGGAGGCTCTTAAACAAGTGGCAGAATTTGAAGTTGGTCTTGTCGGGCCACCACTTTAAGAGCTTTACGCAGGACTTTCCGGGGGAGCGCGTGGAGTTGCACGGCTGGATGGGTAACGTGGCCTATCCCTGGCACATGATGGCGCTCGGCATTGACGTAGCTTTTTACCCCTGGCTCGATACGGAGTTCAACAAGGGGAAGAACAATCTCGCCTGGGTCGAGTGGTCAGCCGTGGGTGTTCCCGGAGTCTATCCGGCCTTAAAGCCCTACATGGATCACGTGAAACATGGGGAAACGGGATTGCTTGCGCTATCCGAAGAGGGCTGGTTTGAGTCGATCAACAAACTCATCAAGGATCAGTTTTACCGGCGGCGGATAGCTCAGAATGCCCGCGCCGAAGTGGAAAAAAATTGGGATATCAACAAGCGTATAGGTGAGTGGGCTACCGCCTACCGCAACATTTCAGAAAGGGGAAGTATCGTATGTTTTACAAAATTACCCGACCACGGGGAAGCGAGCGCCAATTCTGCTACGGCATAGAGTGTAAAAAGGAGGGCAACTGTTTTTACATTGACGATGCTAAAGTCGCCTCTGGCTTTAACACATGGGGCTGGAAGCCGGAAGAAGTCGAATCTGTGCCAAGCGGGGAGCGATTTTTTTCATGCCTTGAAACCCCAAGCCTCCGTAAGATCATGGATAATAAGCAAATCCATGTCCTTACCAAGAAAAAGGGGAAATGGCTTGTTACCCGTCCGCCGCTCTTGGCCTTGGGGCCGTTTCGCTACGGGGTCGATGTGACAAAGCCTTTTGAAGTGGAGGATTCCGACTTGATGGAGAAATTCCGCAAGGACGGCTTTATTGTTGAGGAGATCGCTAAGAAGATAGCACCCAAGACGGAGCCGGAAGTGGTCGTCATGCCGGAAGCAGAGTCGGAAGGGAGCGATAAGCCGAAGGCGCGTAGCAAGGCGTACACGACCCTGGAAGCAATGGGGCTGAGGAAATAAATGTCACTTGCAGCAATTAGGACCAAGGTCCGCCAGCATACGGATAAGGTATTGAATTTCGACAATACTGCGGACATAGACCCGGCGGTAAACACCTGGTATCTCTCTTGCTGGAAAAAACTTGCCCTCATCCGTCCGGACTTGGCGATGGCGACCGACCCGATTGCCTTAGTTGCGGGCACTTCTTCCTATACCGTTTCGGCTACCGATTACCTTTGTCCTCAGTTTATCCAGGCGTCGGCAACCTACATAGACGGTAAGAAATACGTCTTTGCCGTGCAGAGTAGGGAATTTTACCGCTACGACGATCAGGCGCAACCTTTGGTAGCGCAACGGGCCGGAACAACCTTGATTTTCCAGCCGACCCCGGACGTGACTATGGAAGTGACGCTTCATTATATCAGGACGCCGCCAACAATTACGACTTCAGTAGCAGAGATCATCTTCGGGGTGGACACGCTGGCTTTTGGGGGAATAGCGGAACTTTACGACTCGATCAATTTCCCGGATGCGGATGGGTATCACGCCAAGGCGCAGAAATTCTTACAGGACGATTTGAATGTCCTCAATACCTTCGGGCATAACTCAGGACTCATGTTGACGGTAAGCGGGTTCCCTTACGAATGAGCAAACAAAAGTTTAAAAAAGTCTATAGCGGTGGTCATCACGAGGTCTGGTGTAATGGCAATAATCATGTGCGACTAGCAGGTGGGGGTATGGGGAGTGCTCCTGTATCGCAGTTTTCAATCCCTCCCGTTGAACGAGTAGAAACAACATCATGTGATTGCGAGCGGTGGAAAATAGGGTAATGCCTCTTCAACTTCGCAAAGAACTTCAGGCCGAAGCCTTCCTTGGCCTCTACCAGAGACCGGCCACAAGCGGCTTGAACCCCCGTTATCTCCGTGAATGCTTCAACGTGGACCTACGCGGTGGGACTCTTGGCCGGCGCGGGGGGGTAAGGCGGGTGAACAACACGGCCCTATCCGGCACTCAGTACGGCATATTTTACGCCCGGTTTGCCAGCGGGACTGCAGAACGTCTTGCGGCGCATGGGGGAAGTATCAGCAAGGTTTTACGTGAGCCATCGGCTATTTCGGCAAGTCTCCCTTCGGATTGGTCGGCACGCACAGGCGGAACAACCTATTGGGGGATGCTGGAAAATCTGGTTTTTATCTCTAACAGTGTTGACAACGACATCAAATATACAGGATCGGCACTCCAAAAATGGGGGATAGAAGCTCCGGCGGCGGTCGGCACAATAACCGAATCAGCAGGGGCAGTATCTAGTCAGCGTCGATACATTGCCGTCTATTATAACTCGACTACGCAACAAGAAGGATCTGAATCGCCTCAATCTTCAGTAACCAGTCTTGACAACGAGCAGGCCAGTGTAGCCTCACCCACGACTCCTACAGATCCCCAAGTGGATCAATGGCGGCTTTATGGGGCGATAGTAGAAGGCGGCAGGCCGGGAGTATTTTACCGAGTAGGAACGGCGAATATAGCGAGTGCCATAGCGGATAATCTTTCAGATACGAACCTTAAAATCCGCCAGCCGTTAGAGGAATTTTCCAATAACGCGCCGCCTAGCGCGTTTAAGTTTTTCGTCATTCATGGTGGTCGTATCTTTGCTATCCCGCAAGGAGACCAGTCTATCATCTATGTTTCCGACCATGACGGGTTTTTCTCTAAACCGGAGAGTTTCCCCATTTTGAACTACATACCGATTAACTACCGCGATGGTGACGTTATCACCGCAATGGCCTCTATGGATAATTACTTGCTGATTTTCAAGCAATTTTCTATATGGGCCATGATCGGAAGCTGGCCGGACATAACGGTAAAAGCGGTTTCCTATAGGCCGGACCATACTTCTCTGGGGACTACGGAGCAACGGGCTATTGTGGTATTTGACCGGGCAGTTATCTTCCCATCCCATGATGGAGTTTATGCAATAGCGAAGGGAGAAGGGGCGCAGGAGGACTTATTTCAGACGCGACGGCTATCGGTAAATATAGACGATTTTTATGACCAGATTGACCAGAGCACAGCGATGCACGCGGCCTATGATAGAAGCCGGAGACAATACAGGCTGTTTTGCTCGTTCAGAACCGGCCAGAACGTGAACGCTCCTGTTGTGACTTAAAATGGCAAAACGTCTAACATACACCGAGGACGGCTCAACTCTCTGGTCGGTGATTACCTCTTTTGCCGCAGGGAATCAAACGCTTATCTCGACGGCGAACAAGAACATTTTAAATGGCGATCAGTCAGCAACAGCATCCTATCTTGAGTTGATTTCTTCAGCCAATCAGTTCAGCGGTATTCTGCATCAGTTTGCCAAGGCGGCTAATGTCAGAGAGATATTTATCTCCTATCTTTATAATTCCGTTACCGGAACACCGTCGATAACCTTCCTGGTCGAAGCTTCAGCCGATTCCACGGACGGGAACGATGGAACATGGACAACGATCTTAACCGAAAGCCAACAGCAGCTTGCTAGTGCCTCACAAACTCGCATTCGTATTAAGATCCAGACAGAGGATGAAGATGTTATTACCTATACGTGGCTCCGGGTGTCCTGGTCGGCTAGTTCGAGTCTGAATAACCTTCGCGTAATGTCGTACTGGATTTATGCGGAGTACGACGATCCACCCTATGACTTCTATGATGTAGGTGGCGTGGTGAAAATGCAGGTCGGAGAGACCTTCCTGGGGGCACACGCGGGCAACGCGGCAGTAGCAAAAACATGGCGATTTAGAATCAAAAACAATGAGAGCAGCAGTCGAACTTATACCCTGACTTTTGCTAAGGCAAAGGTTGCCTCAGATACGGCCTTTGCCTCTCATGTGCAACTCTCCACAGACGGCTCGACTAAAGCATCTTTTATCAATCTGACCGTAGCGGCGGGAGTTTTCGGGGATTTTTACCTGCATCTGGATATCCCCGTTTATGGGGCGGCGAATGGGAATCCACAAGACGCGGCGCTCCACTATGGGAAGATCACCATAGCAGCGACCGGGGTGACAGATCTTCCTGGCTTTTTTATCGCCGTCTTTTACGACACTATTGCAAATATCGAACTCCTTACGGGGACCGGATTAACCAATATCTGCTTAGTCTATCAGCGGGATCTGACCGACGAAGGGGAGATTGCCGGCTGGTCGTGGTGGGATGTTTATGGGGTTGCCTCGTGCGTTCAGCAGGAGACGGTTGGAAACGACATTACCCTTGTGCTCGATTCCAGCGGGTATGTTTGGGAAATGGACCGAAATGAGTTCGACAATGAGGAGTTTGCCCCTGCGCCGGTGTTGATGGTGATTGAGACGGTAGAAAGCCCGGCCAAACAAGACCCGCATATCTGGCGGCGCAATATGTATTTCGATTTTGACGTGGAAGGGGCCGACCCCGGAGTATTGGCGACCTACATTCTAAAGGCGATTAACGGGAAGGAAGTCAATGAAACGAGTCAGGATATTGAAATTGCTAATGCCGGTATGAGGGTGGGCGTCTTGGATGTAGGTTTTCAATTCCGCCATCGTCTGGAAGTTTACACCGGCGGGGCGTTCGATATCAAGAATTACGGGCATCACTACCAGAATCTAACTGATAGGGGGAGACTCCCCTATGTGGCGGGAGTATGACGAAGTTTCACAGCTTGAACAACAACATCTTTGACCCGTCTGCCGCGAGGCGGGTTTATTTCGACAAATCCTCCTCGGAGGTAACGAAATTGTCCAAGAGACGGCTTATTATTGACCCGGTGCAATATAGCGCCGGTGTGAATAACGCACAGCGTGTTCCTAACCGGAATAAAATTGAGTCGGAGAATACTTCCATCTTTAGGATGGACCCGTTTCAATTTGTTTACGTGCATCCACTTAGAATTGAAGAATGAACAAAACATGACTGAAAGAGAGTTTACCATAAATCGTATCAATCCGCTAGTGGAAAGACTCCGGCAACTTGGCGTCACCGTCCCAGACCCGCCGGAATCGGAAGGAAACGAATTTAGCGACTGCAAATGCGAAAATGGGAGTAAGCCGAGTGGGGACGGTAAAAAGATCGTCTGTCCCGATTGCTTTGGGTCAGGGCAGCTTGTGGTTAATAAACTTTGGGACTGGCAACGGCAGGTAATGAAACTCTGGCAGGAGCATTTAAGGAATGGCGGATCTTAGGGGAACATATTCAACCCAAATCGCGCTTGTTTTACAGCGTATGAAGGACCGGGACGTGAATCTGGACGATCTCGACCCATCGCGCAGGAATACGCGGAATGTAACCTTGATGGGCGTCGAGCGGATGAAACTTCCGGTTTTGAATACTCGAACGGTGCTATCTTCTACCGGCACGTTTATTACGGAGGATGTGGCGGGAACAAAAAACTCAGTCAATACGAGTTTTACCATCAGCAATACGCCGCAAGTAGGAAGTATTTTGCTCTTTCATAATAATGTCGCCGTAAAAAAGGTCGGCGGCTCTGCGGTCAGTGGAGAGTTTTCTATCAGCGGGTCAACAATCACAATGGGCCTAGCACCCGACTCTAGCGACTCGTTAATAGCTCAATATGTGGTGGCTTAATGGCATGGGTAACAATCGACCTGGATGGAACAAAAAACGGCGCAAACACGACGTTCAGTATTCCGCTTACATATTTAAATGGGACGCTTACTATTTTTCACAATGGGGCGGCGGTTTAT